GTTCGCTTCAGCAGTTCGTTGTCACCGAAGCCGCTACGGCTGCGGGCGGCGCTTACACCGCTGTAAAGATCAGCCCGGCGATCTACACCTCGTCGAATGCTCTCGCCACTGTCGATAGCTTCCCGCAGGCATCTGCTGCCATCACGTTTGTTGGTGCCGCTTCGACGCAGTACCCGCAGAACCTGATCTACCACAAGGACGCTATCTCGTTCGCCACCGCGGACCTGTTGCTCCCGAACGGTGTTGATATGGCTTCTCGCCAGGTTCACAACGGCATTTCGATGCGCGTTGTGCGCCAGTACGACATCAACAACGACCGTCTGCCCTGCCGTATTGACGTGCTGTATGGCTACTCGGTCATTCGCGCCCCGATGGCTTGCCGTCTTTGGGGCTAACAGGTAGAAATTAGGAGAACACGCACATGGCACTTCCCTCTGTAGGCGGCGGCTATCAGTTTAACGACGGCAATCTTAACGAAGTTAAGATTTCCGTTGCTGCGGCCCCCGCAACTGCCACGGACAGCGCAACGCTCACCCCGGCGCAGATCACCAACGGCATCATCATTGGCACTCCGACGACCACGGCGGCTTACACGCTTCCGCTGGCTTCGGACCTTGATGCGCTGCTGTCCAACTCCAAGGTCGGCACGACCTTCGACTTCCGCGTCATTAACACCACCACGGCTGGCGTCATCACCATGACGACCAACACGGGCTGGTCGATTGGCTCGGGCGGCTCGCAGGGTCTGATGACCATCGCGGCCACGGCTGGCACGGTTCGTTCGTTCCGTGCGCGCAGGCTGGGCGACAATTCTTGGGCGCTCTACGCCATCTCGTAAGCAACACGGCCCCTGCTTCGGCAGGGGTCTAGCCCCTCAAGGAGATATCCCCCCATGCCTAATACAAAGCCTGTAGGCGTTGCTTACTCGGACCCCGAACTGGTTTCGGGTACTACGATCACCGATGCCGCTATTTCCGGCGGCACCTTTTCCGGCGCGGTCGTATCCTCGCTCAATCTTGATGTCGCCAAGCCTGCGGCGGCCGGGTCTACCCGCGCCGACGCGACGGCTTTGACGGCTTCGTTTAGCTGGGTTACCGCAGCCGATGCTACCAAGGGCGTTGTTCTTCCCGCCCCTACGGCTGGCCGCGTAGTTGCCATCAAAAACGACGACACGGCCAACGCAATTTTGAAGGTCTACGCTCCTGGCAGCGCCAAGATCAACAGCGTTGCAGGCTCTACCGCGTTTTCGATGGCGGCCAAAACCGCCTGCTTTTTCGTCGCGTACGACACCACGGATTGGTTCTCCATTCCGCTGGTTGCGTCTTAACCAGACAGGCGGTCTTCGGGCCGCCTGTTTCTCATAAAGGAAAGCAATGGCTGAAATTTACCTGATGCACCCCAAGCACGGCGTCAAGATTGCCACCATGGAAATGGAAGCGCAGTACGACGAGAGCCACGGCTGGGTGCGGTTTGACCCGGAAGACATGGTTGAAGAGGCCGTCGAAGAGGCTGTCGAGGCTCCGGCCGATGACTTGCCAGAACTGGCCGATGAGGTTAATGTGCTGTCCGAGGCTCCGCGCCGTCGCGGTCGCCCCCGCGTGACGAAGGACGAATAGCATGATAACGGCTGGCGACATTATCAATGGCTCCCTGCGACTGATTGGTGTGCTGGCCGAAGGCGAAACGCCGTCTTCCGAGACGGCGCAGGACGCCCTGAATGCCATGAACCAGATGATTGAAAGCTGGAATACCGAACGCCTCGCCGTGTTTTCTACGCAGGATCAGGTCGTCACTTGGCCGCCTGGCGCTCGTTTCCAGACTTTTGGGCCGACCGGCAACATTGTCGGCAACCGCCCGGTTCTGATCGACGACGCGACCTACTTCCGCGACCCGGCCAGCGGCATTTCCTACGGCCTGAAACTGATCAATCAGCAGCAGTACAACGGCATCGCGGTCAAGACCGTCACGTCCACCTATCCGCAGGTGCTGTGGGTCAACATGACCTACCCGGACATCGAGATGTACGTCTACCCGGTGCCGACCAAGGTGTTGGAGTTCCACATCGTGTCGGTGCAGGAACTGAACCAGCCCGCCAATCTGGCGACCGATCTGGCCTTCCCGCCGGGTTATCTGCGCTGCTTCCGCTACAATCTGGCCTGCGAACTGGCCCCTGAGTTCGGCGTCGAGCCGTCCCGGCAGGTGTCCCGCATCGCCATGACGTCCAAGCGCAACCTGAAGCGCATCAACAACCCTGACGACATCATGGCGCTGCCCTACAGCATCGTCGGAACGCGGCAGCGGTTCAACATTTTTGCTGGGAACTACTAAGGATATACAATGTCAACAGTTGCCATCTCACAACTTCCCGCCGCAGTCGCAGCCAATCCGGCGGATGAAATTCCGATTGTCCAGAGCGGCATTACGAAAAAGATTACCAATGCGCTTCTGTTCAGCACCACGTCGCTGGCTAGTGCAACTGGGCTTCCCATTGTGGCAGGCACAACCGGCACGCTTAGCGTGGCGCGTGGTGGCACGGGTGTCACAACGTCTACAGGCAGCGGCAGTGTAGTGCTATCCGCCGGTCCGACATTGACTACGCCTACGCTTGGCGTTGCTACTGCCACGTCCATTAACAAGGTCGCTATAACTGCGCCAGCTACCAGCGCGACCCTAACCATTGCAAATGGCAAGACGCTGACGGCCAACCATTCGTTGACGCTGGCAGGCACCGACAGCACGACGATGACGTTCCCGTCCACCAGCGCAACGATTGCGCGGACGGATGCGGCGCAGACATTTACCGGCAACCAGACCTTCAGCGGTCCTGTGATTGAGGCCGTGCAGGCGCTGGCTGGCGCTGGCGCAGTCAACGTTACGCAGCCTGTCACCAAGTTTACGTCCACGGCCACTGGCAACGCGCTGACGTTAGCTGATGGCGTTGAGGGCCAACTCAAAACTATCGTCTATGTGGCAGAAGCCGCTGGCGGCGATACAGGCATCCTTACGCCGACCAATCTTGGCGCCGGAACGACCATTACGTTTAACGCGGTAGGCGATGCTTGCGTGCTTCAATTCCTTGGCTCGGATTGGTGGGCTATTTCGCTTCGTGGCGCAGTGCTGGCTTAACCGATGCAGACGCCGATCCTCGGTTCATCTTATGTGGCCCGCAGCGTAAATGCTGCGGATAACCGTATGGTGAACTTGTTCCCTGAGATGGTGCCGGAAGGCGGCAAACAGCCTGCCTTCCTGCAACGCGCTCCTGGGTTGTCTTTACGGGCCACGGTCGGCACCGGTCCTATCCGCGGGCTTTGGGAGCACGGCGCATATGTCTACGTTGTGTCGGGCAACACGCTTTACCGCGTAACCAGTTCCTTCGCAGCTACAGCGCTTGGCATAGTGTCCGGCTCCGGTCCGGTCAGCATGGCCGACAATGGCACGCAGATCATGATCGCTGCCGATCCAGACGGATACATCTACAACACCGCAACCGGCGTCTTTTCGCAGATTACCGACCAAGACTTTCCTGGCGCCTCGGTCGTGGACTATCTTGACGGCTATTTTGTCTTCATTGAACCTAACAGCCAGCGTATCTGGGTGACGGCGCTGCTGGACGGCACCAGCATTGACCCGCTGGACTTTGTGAGCGCTGAAGGCGACCCGGACAACATTATCAGCATGATCGTCGATCACCGCGAGGTCTGGCTGTTCGGCAACAATTCAACCGAAGTTTGGTACAACGCTGGGCTGTCTGACTTCCCGCTTGTGCGTATTCAGGGTGCCTACAACGAGTTGGGTTGCGCCGCCCGTTATTCCGTCGCCAAGATGAACAACCAGGTTTACTGGCTCGGCAAAGACTTCCGCGGTCAGGGTATCGTCTACGTCGCCAACGGCTATCAGGGCCAGCGCATCTCGACGCACGCGGTTGAATGGCAAATCCAACAGTACGGCAACATGTCGGACGCTGTGGCTTACACCTATCAGCAGGACGGCCATTCGTTCTATGTGCTGTCGTTTCCGTCTGCTGGCGCGACATGGGTTTACGACGCCACGACGGGCGCATGGCATGAGCGTTGGGCGTGGGAAAACGAACAGTGGGCGCGGCAGCGCGGCGCAACGCAGGTGTTCTACAACGGTGAGAACTTGGTTGGAGACTATCAGAACGGCAACCTGTACGCTTACGATCTGGACGTCTATTCCGACAACGGTCAGGTGCAGCGCTGGCTGCGGTCTTGGCGCGCGCTGCCGACCGGCGAGAACACGCTCCGGCGCACGGCGCAGCACGCGCTCCAGCTTGACTGCGAGACGGGTGTCGGCCTTAACCTGTATCCGGCGTACTCGGCTGAAGACCTGACGGCTGAAGACGGCGACATTCTGCTGGCCGAGTACGCGCAGAACGACCTGACGACCGAAAACGGCGAGACGCTAACGACCGAGGCAAATGATGGGTTTGAGACGATTGCCGACAATCCAGACCCGCCTTACAACTTCACGCCACCCGTGTACCTGACCACAACCAGCTATCCGGCAGCGCCTGGTTATGATCCGCAAGTCATGTTGCGCTGGTCGGACGATGGCGGCCATACTTGGTCGAATGAGCATTGGCGGTCGATGGGCAAGATCGGCCAGTTTGGTTATCGCACCATCTGGCGGCGGCTCGGCATGACGCTCAAGATACGCGACCGCGTCTACGAGGTGTCCGGCACCGACCCCATCAAGATCGCCATCATGGGGGCTGAACTACAGGCGAGCGGCACCAGTGGTTAACATCACCAACATCACCCCGCCGCGCGTACCGCTGACGGACCCGCGGACGGGGCTGATCGCGCGTGAGTGGTATCTATTCCTGTTGAGCCTGTTCAACCAGACGGGACAGAGCGCCTTTTCATTGGAGGACATCCAGAAAGGGCCTGTCACTGAGGCGGGTTTCTCTGATACGTCGGAACTGGACAAGCAGATCATGGGCCTCCAGATGGCCCCGCAGCCGGAACTCGGCACTATGGCGTCGGTTCAGCAGGACAACGTACGCTTCCTGCGGTTCTCCCGCAACCCCTCGCCGCCGGTCGTGTCCGACGTCGGTGTCATGGCGTGGAACACCGCGGACCAGACGCTGAACCTTGGCATGGAGTACGGCGTCACCCAGCAGATCGGGCAGGAAACCTACGCCCGCGTCGGCAACACGACTGGCGTTACGATCCCGAACGGCTCGGTCGTCGGGTTCGCTGGCGCTACGACCGACGCCCTTCTGGTTGCGCCCTATTTGGCGGACGGCTCCACACCGACGCTCTACATCCTCGGCGTCATGACGCACGACCTGCCGGACAGCGGCGACAAGGGCTATTGCTGCACATGGGGTTTTGTGCGGGGCATCGACACCAGCGCGTTCAGCGCAGGCGACATCCTCTACGCCAGCCCAACCGTGGCGGGCGACCTGACCAACGTCAAGCCGACCGCGCCAGATAACGTCATCCCGCTGGCCGCCTGCGTGGTGTCTGACGCAACCAACGGCGTCATCTTCGTCCGGCCGACCATTGAGCAGGAGCGGTATTACGGCGAGTTCTACAACACAACGGGTGTAACGCCGCTGGCCAACAACACCGCCTACGCTATGGAGTGGGACGGCGCTAGCATTGCGGACGGCGTCTCAATAGCCGGTACACCTGTCACGGAACTTACAGTGTCGGAAAGCGGGTTGTATCAGTTCAACGCGCGCATTCAGTTCTCATCCGGTAACTCCAGCATTAAAAGAGCATGGGTCTGGTGGCGGCTGAACGGGACTACAGATTACCCCAACAGCGCGGTGATCGGATCGCTGTCTGACAGCAGCGGCTATCTGGTGGTGCGCAACTCTGAGTTCTTTTCGCTTGCCGCAAACGACTATATTGAGTTGATGTGGGCGGTAGACGATACGGATTTGGCGCCGACCAGCGTCGCCGCAACGGCGTTTGCCCCGGTTGCTCCGTGCGCAGTCGTTGAAGTTACGCAAATTCAGCAGTAGGATGACGACATGACCGTCACTGTTAAGACACTCGTCCCCGCCCAGACCGCGAACAACTCGCAGTCCACCGTCTACACGGCCAGCGGCGTGACGGCCATCATCGACAAGTTCACCGCCACAAATTACTCGTCCAGCGCGGCGACGATCAGCGTTAACCTGGTCAATCCGGCCGGGTCGGCCGGTAACGACAATTTGATCGTCAAGACCAAGACGCTCCAGCCATCCGAGACGTATACATTCCCCGAACTGGTCGGTCACGTCCTGTCACCTGGCGGGTTCATCTCGACCCTTGCCGGAACGGCGTCTGCCATCAACATCCGCGTGTCTGGCCGCGAGGTGACGTAATGGACGAGGCGGCGCAATCCCTCGTTGTGCACTTCCAAGAGTTGGACCTGCCGCCGGAAGCGATTGCTTGGCTGCTGGACGTCTGGCAGATGATCCAGGCGCTGGACGACGTGGCGGATGGCGATGACATCGACCGCCCGAGGCTGGACAGCGCCATCTGGGCGTCCCTCGTCACCATGCCCGCCAACCCCTTCTATCTCGCCAACGCGCCCGCGTTGCAGACCGGGCTGGCCCTGCTGGTCCTCAAGTGGCAGGCGTCGGATGACGCCGAACGGGAGGACAAGGCCGACGCCCGGTCGTTCATGTGGCGGGCTGGCTATTATGACCTCGTCCTGCTGGTTGTCCTTTTGACGAAAGGACACGCAGGTGCTATGAAGAACGCCATGAAGGTGATGCACCTCTATGGTGAGACACTGCACGAATACTTGAAGGAGTTTTCCTGATGCCCGCACCA